AAACGACATTCTACCGTCTTCTGCAGATTGACTAACGTCCTGAAGACCATTCAGCATATTATTAACAGAGAATGCTGCAACTATTCCGCTTATTATTGATAGTGCTGCTATAAATGGATTCTTAGAGGCTAAACTCATCACTACAATTAGGCCTTTTATAGCTTTCGTTACGGCAAATATAGCGAGTGGTACAGTTCCAATAACAGCAACAGCTGAACCTATAGATATTATAGTATCTCTATTAGCTCCTATAAAGTCAGCGAGTACTGCAATTCCATCTTTTCTAATAGCATTTCCTAGACTACCTATTCTTACTTCTAATAGATTGGTTTCGAAGGCTAATTTAGCATCTGAACCAGCAGCAGTTTCAGCCAACTTAGCTGCATCACCTACTTGCGCATTTGTTTCTCGGACAATTCCATTTAATATAGCTGTTCTTACACCTAGATCTGTGGACGCTTTTTGTAAATCGTTAGCAGAATACCCAGCTTCTTGTAATATGACTGATAGGTTTTTAGTTACACCGGCATTGTCCACAAGGATTGAGTTACTATTCTTTATACCTTCTGTTGCTGAACGTATAGCTTGACCAAAGCTTAATGATCCCTGACGGCCAAAAGCAGCTGAATCTTTAAATCTNTCCATTAATATGGTTGCTTCTTCGAGGCCGTATCCAGAAGCAAGTAGGTTTTTCAGTCCAGTCGCAGCGTCTGCGAGTGGTAATAGTCCATCATTAGATAAATCTTGTGCAGCTTTTAGCGCNCCTTGGGAGTCTCCTATGAATGCAGATGATACTGATTTTAATCCAAGTAAAGAAGCTTGATATTTATTCGCTGAATCTATTGCACCACTAAGGAAGTTTCCAACAGCCCTTAATGCGACAATAGAACCAGCTAATATAGCCATTTGTGCGACAGTACTATCTAGTGATTTATTAATATTTTTAGTAGAACTACCTACCGCTTTTTCACTAGCATTGAACGAACCCTTTATAGTTTGCTCAGCGGATTTTGTACCGGCCTTTAATGAAGCAACATCTATAGTTACTGAATAGCTAATCTTTCCGACTTCTTCGTTCATTAGTCTTTTACTTCCATTTTTTTAATTAAATCTTGCATACCCTTGATAAATGTTTTGCCATCTTTGTTAGCGTAAAAGTTAGATAATGCCTCATCGTAAAGTTTTGTATAGTTAACCTTACGAACAGCCTCTAGTAGTTCTATAACCCTATCTAGTCCAATCTCATCACGCTCATAGGATAATATTGCTTCCCATCCGAAATAATAACCGACCTCTGCTAATATATATAACTCTCTATTTACGTTTGTAGTATCTTTATATACATTCTTGAGTCTTTCGACTTTTGCTAAATCTTCAGGTGTAAGATCAGGCAGTTGGTTCATCAACTATATCCTGTTGCTTTTCGACTGCTTCGACTATTATTTTTAATTCTTCGTCTGATAATTCACCAGCTAGTGCAAGCGATAGTTTTCCATCTAGTCCATCTTCGAATACTGAAGATTTAACTTTCATTCTCGCTTCGTCAAGTTTACCAATTTCAACAAATATCTTTTCTAATTCTTTTTCGTCTGGACTTTTCTCTAGTTTTAATATCAGTTTATTGGCTTCTCTTGATAATTTTGACAGTTCTAATTCTGATCCAGCGCCCAATCTATGGACGGTGAAAACATGCCCCTCTGGTTTAAGTGAAAACTTTATAAGTGCTTTCTTTCGTAAGTCTTGAATGTTTAGTTCTAACATATATTCTCCTTACGCTAATTATATCATATCAGGGGCATTGCTACCCCTAATAGATATATGAGCAATTATCAGCTTGCTACTGGTACGAATAACTGTGTAGCTGCATCCCATAGAGTTGGTGCAGTTAGTGAACCAGCTCCAAGTTGGAAGTAGTTACCATCTACGTTTGGTTGCGAATAAAGCGTAACTTCTATAGATAAACCGTCAGTTGCATTAATCGTTGGATTCCAAGTTGCACCAACTAGTGTGCTAAAGACGTGAGTATCGTTATTTGAGTTATCATCACAACTATAGTGAATGTTGGCTACTACTGGGGTTTTCGATGTACAACTTCCTGTACCAAATACTAGGTTGCCACCAACTTGCGGAGCTGTTGGTGCGTTGTATAAGTCAGGCCATATGCTCTTTAGATAATCAAAGCTAGGCACGAACATTGTAAATGTAAGTGTTGCCTCATCATATCGGCCACTAGGGGCTGTACGGTTTCCACCAAGAGTTTCTGACGATCTTGTACCTTCTGTAAAGTTAGGTGTTATATCGCCAAGTAGGCTTGCTGGAATTGTTACTAGACCAAGTGCTAGGTCAGCTGCGCCGCCTAAAATTGTTTGGTTCATGTTAATTCTCCTCTTTATATATTATTTGTGCTGTTATTGAATAGATTATTCTATCCGTATTATCCAACCCGACATTACTTATATTAGATGTGGGCAGAATAATCGTTTTTGAGTATGTATCTTCTGAATATCCGGCAACAATAGGTAGATCGCAAGAAGGGTAACATTCCTTATTGAAGAATGATAGTATTGCTTTTAACCTTTTTGCACCGTCTATATCGTTAACGCCTCTAGCGTAGATATTAAATGTCTGAGACATTCTTCTACCACGTGAGAGTGCATCACCGTTGCTCATAATGTACACGCCAGTTTTGCCAAGTGGTAGCTTCTCCCAATAAATGAGATTGTTCCCAGTTTCACTACCGGTTAAAGCCAATGTACCGAAGCCATTGTTTTGTAGTAGTTTTGCTATGTGGAGTGTAATCATAACGCTTCTTTCAGATATTTACTTTTCTGTTTTGCTACATTATCGCCAGCTCTTTCGAGGTAGCGTAGCGTCTGCGGATTCTTAAAGTTTTCAAAGTGCCTTCGTTTTGCATAGGGTACGTTCACGCCGCCAAAGTCTCCACCGAATGAAACTTTATAGCTTCCTTCTACTTTTTCAATACGACCGCTATTAACTAGGTTCAACGTATCACCCTTAGGAGCGAGTATCTTAGCTTGTTGGTCAATGTCGGTCGCCATCATTAGTGACGCTCTATCCATTTGTTTAAGCTTTTTAGCAAGCCAACTTGTAGATAATCGAGACGTTACTTTAACTCGAACTGTCATTTGTATACTCAGCTAGGCTTTCTGCTTTTAAGGTTAAGCGATAAAACTCCAATGTATTCGTATCAAAATCAAATCCTTCAACTTGTCCAATGATTCGATAGTCTTGCGTAGAACCGTTCTTAGTGGCTCTTATGCCATGACCTACCACATTATATGCAACTGAAGCTAGATAGCTATCAGAGGGCCTTATATGCATTGTAGCGTCACTTTGGACCGTCTCCATGTTATTGTTCTGAGCCATTCCATTACGTTCTTTGAAAATGCCGGTCGAAGTCGATTGACTTTTAACGGTATTTCCTAGAATACCACCTTCATTGAGTTCTAAGAATGTGAATACTGTGCTTTGAAACACGCTAAACACATCCATTAGTATCTCCAATCAGGCTCACCAGAGCGAACATTTGTTATACCACATAAGCTGTACTTCAAGATTGTCGCTTGGTTATCAATGACGAACTGATCGTAAACCGTATTATCTGAGAATGTTATTGAGAAATCTTCTATCTTTTTACTCTTAACATTGCCGTTGCTTTTGCTCATAGAGCTTACTAGAGCAAATAGCTGGGCTACTAAGAGTTTTAGATCAGAAGGAACTGTAGAAACTGCTGGTGAACCTGTTGGTGTGAACCCCCAGATAGCATCAATTGTTATCTCAGTATTATCATAGAACATCTCATCAAATACGATTGAGTTATACCAACTGCCATTACGTTTATCCCACTGTCTCACAGAGTAATTAGATGGATCGATAGTGTTACCGTCCTTATCTTTTACGCTTACTAGACTAGTGAATATATCGGTAAAGACAGTCGAATAACCATCTCTTGACTCATAGACTCGCTCCCCCACTCCAGCAGTTATACTAGTGCAGATGAGTTCCTCTAATCGTTCATTTGCTATGTCAAGGTACAATTCGATATTCGTGACTTCTATAGTCGTTAGGGGTCTCCCTAGTAACGCTTCAATTTGTGATTGTGTCATTAGCTTGACCCCTTTCGATTAATGTTAGCTAGATACTGCGTCTGTTGCGATAGCTACTGCTGAAGCAAGTACTGATAGACCTGCACCTGCCCACAACTCTTGTAGGTATTCATTCTTGTTTGTGGAAAGAATGAAGTTCTGGAATGCCTCGACTGAACGATCTCCAACACCCTTCATTGCACCTTCAGTTAGAATAAATGCGTCGTTCACAGGTGAACTAGTTCCGTCTAGCCAGTCTGGAGTAAGAACACCAGCAAATCCTAGAGCTGAAGCTACATCTGCACCTGGAGCGAATAGGTAAGTACCGCCGACCTGTAGAAGTTGTAGTTCTGTAACAAACTCTTGCTTAGCAATAAGAAACTTACGTCCTTCTGCTTTAACAAGGCCTCGTGCTCGGATAAGTGTCTCGTAAACTGTCTCACCTACGCCAGCAGTATATTCAACAGCGAAAGGCACAGCAGCGTTTGCTGCGTCCGTTGCGATTGAGAAAATACCACCGTTTGAACTTTCGTTAATCTTGTAGTCTGAGCCTGGAAGTCGACCATCGCCAACAATCATTGCACGTTCTACTTCACGAATAACACGGCGTGGAAGTTCACTCAATACGAATCGTACTAATGCGCCAGTGCTTCTTTGTGTTTTAACATCCTCTTTATTAAGTGTAATGTACTTGTAAATGAACTGTGGACGTATGATACGGTTTGCAAGAGTAATAACCTCTTCTGCTTTTGTCTCAGCAAGCGAACGGTTGTAACCCTTAGCTTTGCTATCTTCACCTGTAATTGTGTCCCAAGCTGTATTATAAGCGTCAAGGCCAGTCCAGTTTACTAGGTTGTATATTTCACCACCAGCAGTAAATGCGTCCTGGATTTCCTCGATAAGAGGAGTAGGTAGCAATACGCTAGGGTTAGTAACACCCATAGTTACAAGGTGGTCTCTCCATGAGTTTTGTACATCTATTCCACTTTCGCCAGCATGTTTTTCAAGGTGGCGAGCGTAGTCCTCAATTGATTTGTCAGTCTTTAGGTAATCTGCAACAACGTTGTCAACAGTAACAGCTTGCACTGGTTTTTCTACTATGTTTTCAACGGCTACAATAGTTTCGTTTTCCATTTTAGTTTCCTTTATTATATTAGTTATTTTAGTATCTGCTTTAGCTTCGACTACAGGAGTCTCTACTTCAACAACCTCTTCAGGTGTTTCTACTGTCTCTACAACTTCCACAGTCTCAGCCGGTACTTCTACCGTTTCAACTACTTTAGGTGTTTCGATTATTTTGTCTTCTGTTTCCATATTGACCTTCTTTGTGAATGCTTCAAGTGATTCTTTAGTTGCACTGTTAGAAAATGCGAGCTTTCCACCTAACATATTTTTAATTGTGTCAGATATACTACTCTTCTCCTCTTTAGCAACATCCGCAAATCCAAGTTCAACAGCCTCTTTACCACCAAACCATGTCTCGTTTGTGACTAGTTCAACAACTTTTTCAAGTGATAAACCAGTACGTGAAACATAAATATCTAGTAGCTCTGTCTCAATCGTATCTAGTACCTCTTTAGCTTTAGACATATCATTAGAGTTTCCCCAGGTCATCATAGAGGGTTTGTGAACCATCATGAGTGAACCAGGTGACATTATGATCTTGTCGCCAGCCATTGCAATAATAGAAGCGATAGAAGCAGCTAATCCGTCAACTCTTATAGTGACATTGCCACGATTCTTTAATGCATTATAGATTTGAACTCCAGCAAATACATCTCCACCTGGACTGTTTATGACAACAGTTAGATTTCCTTGTATGTTCTTCAGTTCGTCTCGGAATGCTTGAGGAGTAACTTCATCACCCCACCAACTTTCAGAGGCTATCACACCTTCAAGAATCAACTCAGAACCATCAGAATCTACAGCATTTTGTATTTTCCAAAACTTGTTCATTCGTTTCCTTACTTTAATGTTATTCGACTACCTATTGCGTACTAATAAGTCATCAATAGTCTTACTATTATTATACCAAAATCTTATATTGTTAGTTTACTAGCACGTATTGGTTCAGTAATTACCTGCTCTTGCGCAAGGGTTATATTGAAGTTCATTTTAGCTTTACACTTATTATTCGGGCATATAATGCCTTCTATTTTGGTATTACCAACACAGGTGAATAGATATGTCTTACAGGTTAGGCAAGTTACCTTATATGTCATTGTGCAACCCTATACACTGGATAGCAACGTCCGTTAGCATGTAGGTCATGCCCTGAATTATCGGTCCAGTTGTTTACAAAAGTTCCGCCATCTATTCCATTTATAATTTGACCCTTTTGGACCATGACATTATCTACAGGAAACCAAACGCCTATAAGTGTTGCGCAAAATTGACACGGTGAACCAGTAGAGCTAGCCATAGTTTTTTCTACGTTATAACCTGAATCTTCTTGTATCTTCATCATAGACTCAACGCTTGATATACCAGATGAGCGATTAATTTCGCTCATAGCTAGACGGTCGATTCGCCATTCATCAGTCTGTATTATGCCACGTAGGTTAGTCTTTAGGGTGTCTCTAGTCCAAGTTTCATCGTTAGCACGTGCTAGAACGCCTCTAATGGCCTTCGCTGTATCATCAGTATAAGAATCGGCTATTCCATTTAGATAAGCCCTGTAACGTGTTATAGCTGATGTTTGAAGAGTATATGGTGTGTTGGGGGCTATTAGTCCAGACTCTTGCAATAGTGAGCGTCCAGCTTCCCATTGCTGAATACCTCCATATAAAAGAATACCGGCAATGATTAACATCATATCGTCAACGAACTGATCTTTATCCTCATCTGTTGCAACTATTTCATCAACAGGATCTAATGTATTAATAGCATTTTCTATTTGTTTATCCATTAAGACACGTGTAGGTTCATACAACTGATTATAGTAGTTTAGAATGTCTTCTTCGCTTATTCGATTACTTACTTTTGGGTTTGTGCTTCGCTTCCCCACTTTAACTTTATTGCTAGGGTCAACTATAGGAGTATCGGCTACTTCATCACCATCATCAACGTCAGCTTTATCATTCTCAATCTTAGTAACGAGTGATGTGCCTTTTTGTAATGATTTCCAGTTATTCGGTAGCTGTAAGGCATTGATTACACTATCAAGTGTAAAGCCAAAAGTTGTCATTGTAGTAATTGCACTTATACGCAGCATATTAGTTTCAGCCTCTGCTTTTTGCTCCTCAGCAATATTTGGTGTGTCTAGTTTAAATGTAATACCATATCCAAGTCCGCCAGTAATTCGATTTAGCTCATGCTGTAGCCGTGAGTATCGTTTAAGTGCAAATGGTCTAAGTGTTTTTTCTACAAAGTTTCTATCATCTACCTGAGCAGTTGCAAAGTTAGGTGCGTCAGTAACGGCACGTTGCATAGCTGAGACTCTATAGACTGAATCTGTTTTAGCAGTTACAGCCTCAAGAATATCCTTAAGTGCCATGTCTTTATTTTGAGTATTAAATGGTATCCATGTAATTGTGGCCTGAGCAGCTTTACCAGTATTTGGATCAATAGGCTGGAACGTATAAACTACATTGTTATTCTTTCCAGCTCCCTTGTGCTTAGCTTCAAGGTTATCTACTATATCATTGTATTCTTTAGTAGTTGGGGCTGTAATAACAAATTGACCACTAGGCACAGCACCATTCTCAAAGAAGCCAGCTTGATAATCTGCAATATAATCTTCTATTCGAGTCCAACGTTTAGCAGCTCTCGCTGGTGAATAACCATGCCCTAGATTTGCTGGGTTAATGTCATAAAATGCCATAACTTGGTATGGGTGATAGACTTTAGGTAATCCATTGACATATATCTTATATTGGAGTTTTCCTTCTACTACTTCTTCAACAACACCCTGTATGAATGTAAAGCCTGCAATCATATCTTCGTTTACATTCTCACTTGCTGGTCGAGTTGTATTTCCGAATCGCTCGTGCACTAAAATGTAAACCTTATCGTATACTTGAGTTAATGTTGATAGTGCATCTCTGAAATCAATACTTGACATCTCAGTATTTGGTCGAGCCAAACAATTAATAACGTTCGGAGTAACTGCTAAAGGCTTTCCATTATTATCAACTGCAAACGGTTTGATTTTTAGAAATGAATCAGAAATAGCACGTACGCTAGAATAACCACTGTCATAGTTATCAGTTTCATAACGTGTGAACTCTCTAAGTGATTGCAAACTAGTGGCCTGTAAACTTTTAATAGGCAAGTCATTGTTGCTATAATTTGTAGGCCTGAAGGCTTGAACTATTCGTGTTACTAGATTGTCTTTCAAGGTTTGTTTTCCTATATTATGCTATGTAACTATTATAACAGATGTTAAAAACGAGGAGCTGCCCATTGAATTGGTTTGAAGTTCATAGCCCTATTCAAGAGTGCTATAGCCATTACTTCATCATCATGAAATCCCTCTGGTGCTGAATATGAGAACGTTCCATTAGCTCTTTGCTCATATGCATATATCTCTAATTCATCTATAAGTTCTGGTATTGCTGGGTAGTGGATAGTTTGATTGTCCATAGCAATCGATAAATTACTGACTAATTCTTGCTTAGTAGTAGCTGTGAACTTAAACCCTTCTAGGTTGAGCCCCTGATTCTGTAGATCATCAAAGACTGCATCACCTACACCAGTGGCATCAATAATACCGGATATGCATTTATACTTTTGATAAGCGTTTATAATTCTACTCTTTTGAAGCCCCCAGTCTATTTGATTAAATCGTTCATGATATACAACCTGTTTCGTATCTAGGTCACCGATTAAAATAACTGTAAAGTCTTGATGCTTTGCTATGTCTGTAGCAAGTACAAATCTACCGCTATATGGATCTACGAGCTCACCAGCGATGTTCTGCTTTATATTCCTGAATACTGAACCTGCTCCATCTATAAACTCAGCCATTATCTCTTGCCTATAGGCTTCTTCGGTCATAGTTAGTTTAGCCTGATTAAGTTCTGCTTCTGTCCAGAATGGTGAATCAAATCCCGTAAATGTGTAATGTGTGTATCGTCTGTACAGTGTTTCAAATGTATTCTTACCCTTTGGTGTGCCAACTATCCTAATCTTAGCGTGTTTAAGCATTGGAAACAGTGTGTGATTCCAAAGTGATTGCTTCTTAAAGATAAGTCCACCCTCATTAAGTACACCCCTCTTGTAACCAAAGCCTTCCATATTCTCTGGTCGTTCGGCTGAACCAAAATCAATGTATGCACCGTTATATAGTTTGAGTATCTTCTTTTGGGCGTTCCAGTTGCATGAATCCCAGTGGTTCATCTTTTTAAGTAGTGGCTTAAAGTATCGATCTATATATTTATCTATGTTTGAATGTTTGGTATCTACCCATAGTCCACCTTCACCTGGTAGAACGTCCATCTCTTGTATCAACCAAAGAGCAAAGTTATAGGTCTTACCAGTCCTGCGACCAGCTTTTATAACTACAATGTCTGATTGATCTAAATACGCCTCCTTAAGAAAACTAGGTATTTGTATTATCGATCTCTGGGTGTTCGCTAAAGACAATTGTTGCTCCTATCATATTTCCTTTTGATGTTACGTCAATAGACTGTGCTGCTTTACCTTCTGTTCTATCAGTGATCTCTTTTGCATCTGGTAATCCTTTTTCTAAATCACTGGCACTATTGAGTCGAGATAATGCAATCTTTTCAAATATAGTGTTTGGTATATATTCAGATAGCTCTTCTGGAGACATTCTACCGAGTTTATTATACAAATAGGGTATAGATTCCTCTTTCTTCCAACGACCATCAGAGCGGTCTTCAGGGCGCTCCTGAAAGCCACCTTTTCCAGTTGGGTTTGGTACCTTCTTATTAACTTGCTTGGTAGTTCTCATTATGTTTCCATTATACCTTAATGCTTATGAAATTGTTTATTATCAGCTATCCACTTAAAATAATTAGGACTATATTGCAAGCTATGATTGCCGTATTTCCTTATATAGGTGTCTAAGCTCGACCATGTTAACTTATCTTTTGTGGTGGTATCTTCTATGTTTAAGGTTTGACTTCCTAGATGAATAACTAAACTCTGAGGGACTACTGTTGGTAATATGTCTTTTAGTTTGCATTGCTCTATTACTGCGTCATCACTACACCACCACCAGACACTTTCATCAAATCCTCCAATGTCTTCCCATAGTGTTCGCTCGATCATAAAACACCATCCGGATAAATGTCTTCCATTGATATCACCAGTCTCATTACCATTAAGACCTCGCTGTCTTCTGTTAGAAGGGTCTTTAGGGCTTACTAGTGGCATATTAGCTTGTAATAGTGGTTCTAACCAATTAGATTGGAATATAAGGTCATTGTTGGCTATCATTATCCATTTAGACTTGCCTAATCTTGCACCATAATTTGCAAATCTGTTGTAGTTAAAATCTGAGTCCATTTTTATAGTCGTAGCATTATTGTAAGTTCTGTCAGTTTGTTCAAGTACTTTTATGTTAACCCTTCTATCATATACAGAGTCTATAGCCTGTTGAGTCATCTTAAAAACATTTTCATTTACAGCTTTTGATAATATTATTAAATCTACTTTATCCATTTTGATTATCCTTATATTTGTAGGTTTCACTTGTCTCTTGGTTAAAATCGTAGTAATACAGTATTCGATTAATCTTGGTTTGTGTTTTGAGTAGTGGCTTAAGTCTTTCAGAGTAGTCTTTGTCTTCTCCGTACATCATCTCTGGAAACTTAACCTTTAATATTGTTTCTCTTTTTACTGCGCATATATGGTTTGGACTTCTCTCATAATGGCGTGGTGTATTTACATTCTCATAATTAATTGAATAGTANCANGGTTTAACTAATCCATTTACNGATACTTCAGCATAAAATACAATGCAATCATTATCTTCTTCGGTAGCTTTTAATATTGAGGATATATAATCATCAGCTAATCTATCATCATCATCAACATAGGATATATACTTTCCATTAGCTAATCCAGCCATCTGATTGCGTTTCTTGCCAAGGTTGATTGTTTTATTATCTACTAAGAATAATATCTCTACTTCTTTTTTTAATTCTTCTGGTAGTAAATCCAACTGACCATATAAACTATTGATCATTACCGGTAGAAATGTATCTCTCCTAGTATGGACCGATGGAACTAATATCGATAATTTCATGTCCTGAACTCCTTAAACTCTTTACTATTATAATTTATTGATTTAAGCGCCTTATTCTTTTTTGCTAATCTAATATATTCTATACCGCATACTGTAGATTCCACCTCATTATATTGGTCCATTGAGTAAATTAAATCTTTTGAATTAGGCACGTCCATTGAACGATACGTTGTAAGTCTGGCATTATATATTCTATTTGTAAGGTCTGTGTGTTCGCCCCAGTAACGACCGTAGTTTGTATCAAATCCACCAACTGTATCTAAAACTATTTTGTTATAGTATAAAAAATANCCTCTNACCCCATCNTAGGCCACTGTTATGCTCATCTCGNTATATTTCNTTAATACNAGANNTCTGATTTCCAAAGCCTGTNAATATNGCCATTAGGTGTGGTTCNTTNTGNTNNANATAGGGCTTATACCAATCTTTACTAATTGGATAGCAATCGTCATCGACTGCAAAAAACTCAGTTACTCCAGCTTCATAGAGTAGTTGAAGACCCTTNTTTTTTACCCTACTAACNCCAGCTATTTGGTTAAATCTGTAATCGGCTTCTGGTACTGGTACCATAGAAGCGTCATCTACAACTACTAAAACAGATCCATGTGGCATGTATTTAAGCCAATAATTATATGACTTTTTGAAAACATCATATCTATTTTGAGTACTTATACAAACACCTAACATAATCTATTCCTTATATGCTCGCCTAAATCACCTAAAAATGTATCTTCGTTAGTTGACATATACGGAGTTGCTATCTTATTTTTTATATCTTCCATGTATTCAGATTCAATATTAAATCTATTTCCGTAGTAACTTCTAATCATTATCTTTTTACTGGTTGATAATATTGGGATAAGTTCTTCTATAGCTTGTTTTAGTTTTAACCTTTCGACTAACATTGGTATGTGAAGCTCGAAATCTACCTCTGTATATCCTTTAGATTTTAAATACTCCATTGTGCTGCGAAGTCCTGATGAATATGAATCTATATTTCTCTCATTCAAATGCTGGGTTATACTTCCTCTATTATAGTTTTTGATTTGTGTTTTATCTAGTATAAACATGTCATCATTTAACAATAACAAATAATCAGATTTTGATGTTTCACATGCTGTAAGATATTTATCTATTTGGTCATGGAATGGTGAGAA